ACTCGGAGGAACTCTGACGTGACTCGCTCAGCCACCCCATCTCCGCCTGTGTAAAAGTTGATGCTGTCAAATAGCAAGCCGCGCTTGCCCAGGATGGTATTCTCAAGGTTGCGGATAACTTGGTCCAGTGTCATGCTAAATCTCCTTGGCCATCAGTGCCATCACGCCCGTGAAGCCATACATGGCAACGCCCCCTTGTTCTTGCTCAAAGAGATGGCGCACTTCGGTGGCCAGGTCCTCCTCGCTCATCTCATGCAGCCTGTCGTCATCGCGGAGTGTGAACTCCACAGTCACCAGCACTCGCTTCATTTCAATTTCTCCTCTAGCTTGCACGCTTGCACAGGGTTCGCTCAGCACGCTTGCGCCACGTCGTGGGCATCGCACGCTTTAGGTCAGCAGCTTTCACCACAGTTCGCAGATCAAAAAACTCAATGCGGTTCACATTTTCCAGCAGCCATGCCATGAGATCTGCAACGTCTGCCTTATTGAAATTGTAATCCCACAGCATGTCAGTGGTTTCAACAATGTTGCGAATATGGATCATACGCTCGCGCATGGTGTCGATCTTCAGGTCCAAATAATGAACTCGGCTAAGGATGGCCTGCAAGTGGTTAGCAATACGCGGGCTCTTGGGCTTGTCCCACTTGAGATTGGTAAGAAACACTACCGACCCTTCAAATTCAAAGCTTGCGGGCACACCTTCCTTCTCCAAAATTGTGGTTTGTGTGCCCCAGTGGATGCGCCGAGTCTTCTTGCTGTCCAGTGCAGCCTTTAGGACATTCAAGCCGTCTTCGTCATACAAGATTCCATCGCAGTCATCTAGCACCAGCACGCTTCCTGCGCTGCTGTGACGATACAGCTTGCAATACAGAGTAATGGCGCTGAGATTTCCTCGGATGATATCATACTTGGGCTCCACGCCCTGAAGCTTGCATTGCATCCCAACAGTTTCGTCCAGCACCGTCTCAACAGTGTGGCTTTTGCCAATACCAGCAGGACCCGAGATGATCAAACCCTTGATCACACCCGTTGTGGTGGCCTCTGTCATCTCAGCCACAATCTCAAAAGTCTCTTTGAGATCCGCACCAATCTCTGCATCGGTTCGGGAGTCAGTTTCCTCAAAGCTCATAATATCAGGGTCAGCTTGCACTGCACCTTGGGCATCAATCATCTGATAGCCGGTTGCGCTGACATAAATCCGGGCTTTACCATTCCGGGTACCTTCATGCCCACGACCATCTACAGTGATATAGGTGCCCCACTGATCAGTATTGAGATGGCCCAGCAGACGGAACACAGTTCCGTCAACGCTCACTCCCTGCCGTGTGTTTCCTTTGATCACACGCACAAAAGCGTTTTCCAGTTCCATTGGTAGGCTCCTTGTTTGCCTCAGCAGTATAGCAGGGAGAAAAGGCAATGCAAGAGGTTTTCCTTGCATTGCCTCAAAAAGTTAAGCTTCCACTTGCCACTCAATCAAGCTGTCGTTCCGCATGCTACGCCACTGGCCCTTGTCCATATCCCACAGCACAGTAACACCGTCATTGCGCTTGCGCTCACCAGTGGCTTTGCTTTCGTAGATGAAGCGGCTCGCGTCCGTTGTGGCACGCATCTTACGCACCGTTCCATCAACCTTCTTGAAGGTCACAACAACTACATTGTTCCGCAGTGCTGTAGTAAGCTTGTCCATTTGCGTATGCTCCTTGTTTGCCCACGCAATATAGCTGTGTGATGCTGGCTTGTCTATGGAAAAAACCGTCTTATTTGGAGAATTTTGGGCTTGACAGATGTCATTGGAGTCTTATGCTGGGGCATAAATGTGCAAGAGAGGGTAACAGATGTTTTACGCAGTTGCATACCTAGTGGCAGCGGTCCTGGCAGCAGTTGGAGCGGTGGCTGTGTCGGTAATGTTTGAGTTGAGTTTTTTCTGGAGCTTTGTGGTGGGAGCATCCTGTGGTATGGTTGCTGGTTTGGTTTTTGATAAGGTTTTTCCATCAAAGGCTTGACCTCGTCAAAAAATCTGCTAAATTGCAATTGTTGCACGGAGAACAGTGATGCTTGTAAACACCAAGGACATGACTTACTGCCGCCAACTGCGTAGGTTTGTGGTGGAGGCCAGTCAGGTGGATCGCGGGGGCCACAGCTTCTGGTATGATGGCTTGCGTTTGGTGAGCCATCGCACTGGGAGTGAGGCAGAGTTCACAATCCAGCGCCGAGTTATGCACTATGGAGAGGTGACTGCTTGGGTGATGGCACCCAGCCCTAACACCCTCCAGCATATGCCTCAGCTGGCTGGCGTTACTGTTCACGTGCTCAACACTTGACACACTAAACTGAAAGGACATACAAAATGGCTCACGAATCTTCTGCTCAGCGTCTGCACCGGCTCCTGGTGATCCTCTCTGGGGGCGGAGCTGTTTCCGACTCTCTGCTTCGGCAGGTTGAACGGGAGGCTGCCCAGGAAGCTCAGCTGGCACGGACCTAAACTGGATTGACAGCGTCGCAAATTCAGCTACATTGCTGGGCAAACAAGGGACTGTGAGTATGGATCGTTTGGCACAGATGACTCAAAAGGTGCACAGCCTTTTTGAGCTTGCTGATCAGCTATATGGCTTGAATTTGCGGCAGACTGCGATTCGCTTTGACCTTCGAGGGATGAAGGCTGGAAAGGCCTGCTGCCGGATTTGCCAGCGCACGTTTACTCGTAAGTATTCTGTGCATTTCAACCAACAGGTTATCCAAGGGTCTGAGTTTGATGATGTGCTACAAAATGCCACAGCACATGAGGTGGCGCACATCGTGTGTTTCATGAACCCCAGTTTGGGCCGGGATCATGACCAGGGTTGGAAGAGGGTTTGTGTAGCACTGGGAGGTAATGGCAGCATCTACCACAGCTACAAAACCACATACTCTGGCGGAAACTACCACTACACTACCTCTACTGGGCAAGAAGTGGTGATCTCGGCTCATAGACACACAAAGGTGCAGAAGGGCCATAAGTACCGATTCAAGGCCAAAGGGTGGATTGATCGGAGTTGCAATTGGCGTAAACAAATTATTCCAGGGATTGATGTCTCTGGAAATACAACCACCAAGATCCCTTCTCAGAAGGATGGATCTTATGCGGCTAGGATCCGGGAATGGATCCGCACACATAAGCCCCAAGGTGCGTCTCAATCTGACATTATTCAAAAGGCTGTTGCTGCTGGTATGCGACTGAGTTCTGCCCGGTCAGCAGTTTTGACCTTTTGGGATAAGGTGTAATTACCTCTGAGGCAAAGTACAAGCTGCTTGCCGAGCCTCACTTACAGATCGAACAGGAAGTAAGAAGGGTTTAGCAGTTTTATCGCCTGGCATGGGAATTTCATATCCCACAAGAGATTCCAGTTCAACTACTGTGACCTGGAAGCTTTTGAGTTCTGTAGAGATGTTGGGTTGATTGGGAAAAAGAAAAGCCCACGCCTCGCCAGTGCGATGGCTTACAACAACCTTCCAGAGGCTGTTGGGCACTACTACTGCATTGCGGCCAATGGTTTTGGCAGTCATCACATCATAAATGTTTCCGCTGTAAACGGTATAGGTATCATTAGTCTGTTGGGTCCATCCTCTGATACCAGTCTCTAGAGTTTTCCACGCACCACGGTTTACATTAGCCAATTGCGGGCTCATATTGCTGAGAATGAAGCTCTCACGCTCAGCAGTAACACTCCACAACATATCGGCTGAATTCACCATGTGACCAGTGTCATATCCTGATTGTCGATAGTCGCCCAATTCAGCTCGCTCACCACGAGGCAAGCTTTGGTCTGGAGAGAATGCATCACTTCTCTTTCCACACCCCATGGCCTTTTCAGGCGTAATCGTATAGACAGTCCATAATGGTATCTTTGCCCTATTGTCGTGCAATAACGCATAAGCCATGCGACAGATGGGTTGGCCAGTGGGTAAATTGGCAGTGGGAAACCCCCACGGCGCTTCTGATTGACATGCCTCCATAGGCCTTGGCGGCGTTTGTTGAGCATAGGCATCACTAAGTGAGAATATAAGAGCTGAGATAGCAAAAAATAATTTGATCATGCAGGGAGTGTAATGGTTTCAATAGACAAACCCAAAATAGATCTTTCATAATTTTCATATGAACAAAGTTTTGATGTTTGATAACCCAAATGATTTTTTGACCCATTTGAAGAACTCATTAGAGAAGGAAAACACACTGTCCCAGACTGAATTGATCAGCTTACTAAAAGGCAGTGTGAGTGCTTTAGAGCAGCTTTGGACAAGTCAAAATATCTTGGTCACCAAAATGGCAGAAACTGTTGACTGTCTCAACAGGCATGATGAAAGCTGGGGCCATAAGCTAGCCCAGCTCTACACTGTGTTGGAATGTGGCCAAGTATCTCCAGATGAGATGGAACAGATCTTGCGGGATGAAGTCTGTGGGAGTTAGAGCGCAATATCATTCATACCCACAGACCTAAGGCGTATGATATTGTTAAGTTGAAAACCCTTGATCTCCATTGACTTGATTACACCAAGATACTTGTTGCGAATCAATGCCACCTCATTCACTAGACTCATCATTGTTTGAACATCAGCCTCGCCATCAATGTATTTTTCAATGGCGCGGTCACTCAATTCTCTGTTGTAGCGTTCGAGATAGCGACGATAAAAGTCGCTTCTCATTTTGTCCACTTGGTTGTTGAGATGTTTCAACACAGCCTCAATCTCTTGCAGTTGACTGAAACGCCAACTTACCTGACCTGGCAGCTCTTGACTGTTTTTTTCAAGGCTGCCAAAAACCTTGCACTCTTTTTGAGCAACCTCGAGCTCATTGTTGTAGTAGTCCACCATATCAGGAATTTGCGATAGGTCGTTTTTTACTCTGTTAAACCACATGACAATTGATACTAGCAGTCGTCGTCTACGTCAACATCTCCATAGAGTTCATCAAGGGCAGAATCAAGGCTGTCATCTGCACCACGCAGTGAGTCAAGATCATGAATCTCCACATCATTTTCTTCAAAAACACTGATGAATTCCAGTGCCACATCGTCTCGCTTGCCAGCTGGAATCAAGTCCTTGACTGTTTCCCAAAGCTCTGCAATTAGTTTTGCATCAATTTCCATTAGTTTGATCTCCACAAAAAATCTGGGGTTATTTAAAGGTTACTTGGGTACAAATTGGCCGCAACTTGCATATACGTCTTGACCAACTTTCGGAATAATCTTACAGGGCATATATTGCTGGATTTGTGCAGCTATGTCATCCACCCGTAGACTTTCTTCACCCTGTTGACTGCTATAGGGATTGTATCTCACAATGTTGAACTCACTGTGAAAACCATAAGTTTGAATCAAGTTCATCATCTGTGCAATATCTTCTTCACTGTCGTTTTCACCGCGTATAAATGCTGAATGAAACTTAACTATCTTTTTGGAAACTTTTTGATATTCCTTCAGATTATCCAGGGCACGCTCTACTGGCATCGCTGCTGGTAACCATTTGTTTCTAAATGAAGAATTTACTGAATAAATGCTAAAATAAATTGTGGGCCCAATAATAGGAAACACATCACACAAGCTTTTTTTCAAAGTCACTGGCATAATAGTGCTGATATTGAACTTGGGTCGTAGAGAATGATCCTGTGCCCTATTGCCCAGTCGCCAAAGAAGTTCTGCGCCAGTGTTGATAATTGTGGGATTGGCAAGTGGCTCTCCCCGGGCCATGAAATTCAAGTGCACTGTTTGCGCAGGAGTGTCTTTTTCATAATGAGACAATACAGTTTCAAACTGACTGACAAAATTACTTTGGTCCAGATTCGAAAATTGTGTTTGTTTGGTTGCAGTGAGATGACACATTTGGCATCCACGGTTACAGCCAGTTTGTGAACTGAGATACGCGATGAAATAGTCAGCTTGACGTCTTACATAACGCGACTCAATAAATCCTGTCAGCTGTTGCTCAACAAAATTTACACTCGCATCCAGTTGCGAGTTGATCTGTTGTAACATACGTTGAAACTTTCTGGTTAACGGGATTTGGGCGAAGGTAGTTTTTTTTGACCAAAGTTACAATGTTTTTGTACCACTGGGTCATACTTCTTCAGACGCAACTTTTCACTAGACTTTGCACCTTTTGTAGTAACATGCGTCATGTATTTGGTTGGTGTATCATGGTCTTGATTTACCAACATTACAATTACGGTTGCTGCTTTTGCCATCCTGTGTCTCCTGCTATGCGTGATTATATATGGCAATCAGCTCAAAACAATGAAAGCGGGACATTTTGTCCCGCTCTTTGCACTGCTATGTATTGGAAGTTATGATAGATCTTCTTCAGGCTCTTGAACTTCAATATCTTCTAACACAGGGGCAATTTTGCTTAGCTTCTGATGGAACTCATTCATTATTTGATCAAGACATCCATCTTCATTGCGATCCCAAGCTTTTTCAAACTGCTTGATCTGTGTGCCATCCAAACGAGTGTAACACCACTTGTTTCCTTCTTTGACTAACAACCCTTTCTGAACAAACAGGTCATACAAGCCACTGTAGGGGTCCATGCCTCGGTCGTATGGGATTTTAACCTCAACAGTCTCAAAGGGTTTGTTATATCGCGTCTTCATTACACGACATTGAGCACGGATACCTTTGACGTCCGTTGTCTTGTTGCCCATCTCATCTTCCTTGAGCTTGAGCTTGCGCATAGCCAACACAATGCTGCTGGCGTAGATGGGGCCTTGCCCACCACTAATGACATCATCTGGATTGAACATGTCTTGGCTTGCATAACTGTGGTTTGTGCAAATCATGCCGATATCATATTCACCAAACATGTTAACACAATTTCGCACAAGCGCAGCAAGTGCACGCGGCTTGCGCCCCATATCACCCTTGAGCTCACCAGCCTCAAATTGATTGACATCAGTTGGAGTTAGGAGCATGCCTAAACTGTCAATCACAAAGAGCACGCGAGGGCGTTCTTCCTCACTCACGCTGTTGTAACGAGCTTTGTAGTCCTTCATGAAATCTGAGATCAACTTGGCAACATCATCAATCATTGCCAAGTTTGCCTTCAAAAGCTTGTCCTCAGATGTATCTACATCTAGCGCCTTTAGCCATTTTTCATCTAGTGCATTCTCACTGTCGATCAACACCACAAACACATCTTTTTTCTGTGCATTAGAGGTTAAGTTTCCTGCTGCTAAAAAGCTCTTGCCACTGCCACTTTGTCCAGCCAGCATTGTTACTTTGCCTAGCGGGATGCCACCGTCACGGAATCTACCAGAGATAGCATAATTGAGTGCATAGTTGCCTGTTGAGATCCATACCTTGGGATCGCGAAAGCCAACTGATAGTCCAGGAATGCTCTTGGCAATATCTTTTCTAAATCGGGATAAATCTAAAGGTTTCATCTATTTTTCCATCTTCTTTTTGTTTAGGTATGCTTGTCGACGAGCCTCTGACCAAAGTTTTCCTTTATGCGTTTGACTTATCAAGAGTTTACTCTCCTCTGTGTGTTTATAGATATGTCCTTCATGGCCTTTACGAATATTTTCAAGTGCTTGCCCTGTTCGTTTTGAACCCTTATAGGGGTTCGGCACTCCTTTTTTAGCTGCACTTATATTCTTACCACGTTCGGCTAGTTCTTCAGGAGTCATATTCACTTTGCAGCCTCTTTTTTGAGATGCAATTTTTTCAACATGTTCTGGACTCTTCTTTTTTCCTTTTGCTGCTAGACTCATTTTCTGTCTTGTTACTGTATTGTGAATCAACCCATAATTGGATTCTCCACCATCTGTCAGATTATGCAAGACACCAGTGCCGTTATCAAGACGACCCCAAAGCCTAATCAACTTCCTTTCCATGATAAGTGACCATAGTTCTGATAGATTACAAGCAACTATGACTATTCTCCATTTTTCTTTGGGAACTGGAACTCTATGTCTGCCATGCCAGGCTCTGTCGCCCTTGCCTTTACCAATATAATACGGTGTTCCTGCCTTACCATTTGCCGAATCTTTGATTCTCAAATAAGCGTAAACGTAATAATCTTCAGACAGAATTGTAGTGGGATAAATATCCATGCTGTTGCTCCTCATAAGCGATAGAGCTGGTAGGTGTTGCAAGCACCGTGACCAGCAGCATGTATTTATCCACTCCACAAATTATCATACCGTCATAGAGAGTTCAAGTAAGGTGACATTGTCACCTTACTCTCAAGTTGATCAGGCCTTGGCTTGTTGCCTACGACGTAGTGCAGCCAGAATGTCTTCTGGGCTAGTCATCTTCTTGGCTTCTCCACTTTCTGCAACGGGTGCAGTGGTTGAGGATACAGCTTTTGCACCGTCGAATGGTGCATCAGCAACATCAGCAGATGCTGATGGCGCTGTCACACTAATGTTACGGGGAGTAGTTGAGGGTTTGGAAAACCGTTTCTCTGCTCCGGCAACATCACGTGCCATAGATGAGCCAGAGTCGTTATCAGTTTGTAGGCCAAAAGGCTTGTAAAACTGTGCATACTTGTCTGGATCGTATGGCTTCTCATCAACTGAATCATGGAACATGTCCATAATAACCTGCATGTGTGCCTCATCTGGACGCTTGGGCAGATAGTTGCTGAGAGCAAACAGCCCATATTGATCAATAGCTGAGCGTTCATCGTCACTCAGTGTTCGCTCACGACGTGCCCAAGAGCTGGTACCATAGTCAGCATACGCACCCTTGCTCCCCTTTACCAAACGGAAATCCAGCCCGTTGTCATAGTCAATGGGGTTGTTTTCAATCTCTTGGTCAAGAAACACTGTCTTGATGCGATCAAACACACTGGGATTGATCACAAAGCGCCGAATGGGATTTTCTGGAAGATTGGCTAGATCCTCAGGATTGGGATTCTGTGTCACAAAGCCCTGGAACAAAAATGACTTTTTGCGCCAATACTTGCGTGCCATGTCCTCCATTTCTTTGCCGCCCTTCCACCAGGGACGAATCTCTGCATTGATTGGGCAACTGCCAGGCTTCCACATGTCAACGCAAGGCACTTGCACTTCAATTGGACGACCAGTTGAAGCTTGACCTTTGATACTTGGGAAGGGAAGACGCGTGATCAGCCGTTCAACCCAAAAGAAATCATTACTGGTATCGCCGTCTGGAAGAAATCTAAGTGTTGCTGTGCTGCCGTCTGGATTGCTCCAGAAGGGATAATTTGCTTTATCCCCACCGCCGCCACCTGTACGAGCGCGGTCTTTTGAATTTTGTTGTTCAAGTAGTTTTTCACGAATTTGAGCTAATGATAGTGCCATTGTATTTTTCTTTCTATGTGCCTATTAAAGTGTCTATATGTTTTCAGGATAGAGACAACAAAACACTGTTTTGTTGTCACTAACAAGCTTATTTAGTATTGATAGTTCTTACAAGTTATTTTTCTGATTTTTTCAATTGTTCAATTATTTCATCCAACTCTGCTGTCACAGCAGATGGATCGGCTTCAAAGCGGCTTTCCCACCCTGGAACATTTCTTTTCAAGTAGTCTAGGGTTTCATATTTGTTGCCATCACTTGCTACCCAAGCAGCTTTCACTTGGTCTGTTTTTGATTCATTTTCACTTATCTGGAGATCAAAACTTTCCAACCAACCCATCATGTCTTTAGCTTCACGGAAAGTCAATGGCAATGATGTTGTAGGGTGTTTCCAATCAGTCAACATTTTTCTGGCCTTACTAACACCCTCATTGTAGGAGCGTGTTTCTGCCATTTGTCCCAAGAGCTTTTTGATTTGTCCACGAGTTGTGCTGATTTCAGTCAGCAAGCTTGTGGACCCCAGTCTACGTGCCCGACGTTGAAGTGCACTCATGTTTTGTAGGGATTTGGTCAAATCTTGAATCAAAGTTCCTTCAGCGTCGTGCATGGATTTTTGTTGGCTTAGATGCTGTGCCATAGCTTTAGCTCCCAGCACATGGTTCAACGGAAATTTAAATCTTTCTCCTGTTGGCGTGTGGAGCATGACCTGTTTGATTCTGCGCCAGCGTTGGGCTTGATCAAGATTGTCTTTGTGCCAAGGCCTTGAGTGTTTGATTACAACCAAGACGCCATTGATGGGAAAATAGCTAGTGCGTGTGCTTCCACTCCAAGAATGAGTTTCTGTTACGTTCATGTGTTTAAAATGACGTGGCTCAAGCGTACGAGCAAAATGCTCTGTGTCAAAACTGAAGTCCCATGGATTGTGTCTCTTCAAGGCAAATTTGATATCCTTGAACCTTTTTTTGTCTGTTACATCACTCGTATAAAATGTAACCAAGGGTTTAGGTGGCTTGCCTTTGGTATATCCTAGAGAAACCATCAACTTTTCATTGTTACTCCAAAGGCGATCGCTTTTCTTGGGATCAAAAACTTGATTGCCTTTTTCATCGTACATATAAATTTCATGACCCTTGCCACTCAAAACATCAAAAATCAATTGGGCCATCTCTTCATGAGGTGTTGCCATACTCTATCCCTTCTCTATTCCAATATTTAAGAGATTACCAGATGCTAACAGCTATTGGCAAAGGCTCCATCAAATCATCAACCTCCACTAAATCATTATTCCTGATTTGTGATGCTGTGCTGTCGTCCCATCTTGCTATAAGCTGACTCATTCTTACTATCATCAATAGTGCACTGACCAAGTCATCGTGTTCTCCACTTTTGGCTGCAAAGCTTCCGCCTTTGGTAACATAGTTTTTCAGTTCTGAGATCAAAGGCTTGCTCTTGATTTGGAGGCGATTGCCTTCTATCAAACTTTTGAGTTTGGTTACAGCTTGATTCTTTGTGCGCCCATTTGTATTCAATCCTTTCCTGAACTTTGATCCACTTTGATTGGGTTCACTCATCAATTGCGCTGGTACTACGTCCCATCCTGCTTCATTTAAAAGTTCAATAACAGCCTGCCCATAACTGTTGTTTTCAAATGTCCAGAATATTTCTGGTTCGCTTATTTGCTGGGGTTGTGCTCGCATTTCTCGTTCGATGAAGCTGGTAATTTGCACAATCATTTTCAATTGTGTAGCAACATCACTGCGGTTATGCATCCATTCAGCAACCTGAGCCATTTCTGGCAATCGCCATACTTGTATAGCTGCTGAGTCCAAGCCCACGCCAGCTGATGGATCAA